TTAAAATACCATATAGAAGAAGTAAAAGATATAGTTGGTAAGTTAGAAGGTAAACTTATTGTAAAGTATTATCCAACAAAAGGTGGAACTGTAAATACTTTAGCTAGTCACATAGACAAATGTAGACTACAAGGCTTTGACCCTGATTTAATAATCGTAGATTATGCAGATTTATTACGTGGTCATGGTAAAGAAGTAAGACACGAACTTGGTAATATTTATGAAGACTTAAGAGGACTAGCTGGTGAACATGAAATACCAGTTTGGACAGCATCACAAGCAAATAGATCTGCGTTAAGTGATGATATTATTGGAGCAGAGAAAATTGCAGAATCTTATGCTAAAATTATGACGGCTGATTTTGTAGTTTCATTAAGTAGAAAGATAGAAGATAAGTTGGCAAATACAGGTAGATGGCATATAATTAAAAACAGATTTGGTCAAGATGGTATAACATTTCCTAGTAAAATGAATGCTAGTAACGGTCAAATAGAAATATATGCACCTAACTCGTTAGATGGTCAAGATGTTCAGCAAGATATGGATAATCATTCTGAATATTTAAGAAAAGTTTTGAAACAAAAATATAATAAAGAATCTTAAATATGTATATATCGATATTTATTATAGACTGGCTCGATCCAGTCATTGTTTTCAACGGAGAAATTTAGTACATAATAAAGGAGAAAGAATA